GTCTTAGCATCTGTCAGAGTTACTTGCCACTCTGACTTAAAACCTATACCGAAGTTAATGACAGGACGGTTATCTGGCAAGTACAGACCAGACCTTCGTCTGGTGAATTCACATTGTTGTTTGAAGTCCATGTTATTACACTTATCTCCCCTTCAATATAGAGAACAGGCTCACTTATTGTATAAACATCTCCACCAGCCCAAGTTATTTGACTAATCTGTGACATAACAAGAAGAGTATCAAAAGTATCATACTCATTGTTTACTATCCACCCTATCATAGATAGATATAATTCTGGAGTAAGAACTTCATCAATAATATACTCCAGAATTGTTATCCATGATATATCAGATATTGCAGAGTCTATATATAGAAACTCACTATTTGTTATAGACTTTGGCCAATTTGAACTACGAACATAGTAAAGTCCATATCTTCCCTTTATTCTCTTTGATATACACAATACTATAGCCGCAGATTCCCATAACTCAGTTCCACCAACTACAAATGCATCATCAATATATAACTCTCCAGATAGTCCTGTTATTACTATCGTATTTTCTGTATCCCAAACAGTAATATAAGGAGGAGCACTTCTTGCTCTCCAGCAAAGTACACCATCAGATCTCTTGTAAAAGATCAGTAAGTCTTCATCTCTATCTGATAATACAACTGGGCATCTGCCATCAGTTACCTTTTGTATGAACGGAGTTACAACAATACCAATAAGTCTTTCATCATAAACCCATACTTCAGGAGCAATTTCTGTAGGCCAATATTCATAACCTATACATACATTCCCCTGAGCATCTATAGCAATAAAAGGATTTCTTATTTTACCAGTGTGACTAACTGGAACTAGAGACACCGCCCAAGTAGATTCCCAATCAGAATCATCAACAAGAGCAAGTCCTGCTTTAAGAATACCGTCCTCATCAACAAAAGTCCCATAGATTCTACCAGTAACAGGTGATACTGCCATACGAGGTTGAGTTCGTATTATAGAGTCCGTCTTTTCAAGGTATCCCTCATTTGTCTGACCAAGACTTTTATTGAAATGGTATATCCTCTCATCATCAATTGGGTTTGTGAATTTCACATCAAACCTCTTTGAGAGTGATGACAGGAGTGAATCTCGGTTCAGAAAATCTTTGCCCAGCTACAGGTCTTGGATCAAAGTTCAATATTGTAACTTTAGGTCTCCAGACAAAATGCATAGCAACCTTATCATTATCATCAAGTTCAGTTGTGAATGTTATCTTACCATCATCATAGTCAATTGTAAATCCAGTAGTGACAAGAGCATCATTTACCCATACTTTTGTTAGAGTGGCATCATCATCAGACAAGTTCCTATAAGGAGTAAAGTAATCATAGTAAGATGCATCACCTTTTGGCCAGCATTCTACTGCTCCAGAAGATGACGCTTTAACTGAATCGTATTTCGCATCAAATTGCCAGAGCCTTAAGTAGATTGTTTGCCCAAAATATCTCATAAAGGTGTTGAGTATATCAACCCCTTCCTTCTTCATCTTAGAATAGGCTAACTGCATCTTGTGATAACGAACAAGCCTTAGATCGGAAGA